GCAGGAGCTGTAGGACTTGCATACAAATATAGAAAACCAATTATGAGAGGAATAGGAAAATTAGCTGCTATGGGTGCAGTGCCTTTGGAATTAGGTTTCATGGGAGCAGAAGCGGAACAAGGAAAAAGTATGTCAGAAGTACTTGCTTCTCCATTCATGTTACAAGGAACTGCAAGAGAAAATAGAATTAGAAAAATAATGGGGGATGACTCTTATCAAAAATTCTTAGAGTATCATCGATCCGAAGCAGACCCTGTTTTTTATGGAGAAGGAGAGACGACAGGAAAAAGACTTGATCCGAATTTAGAAACGCTTCGATCCATGGCAGTGGCTCGAGTGCAACAAGAAGATGATGCAAGAAAAGAAGCAACTAGACAGTTTAATTTGAGATCTGATGAAACAATGTTCAAATCAGGCGGCAAAGTAGATTATGACAACTATCTTCCAGATGTAGACAAAATAGATGACGATAAATAGATCAAAATTAAGTAAACTAACAACCACAGTACCTCCAAAAAGTGGACCGGTATCAGGGGGCTTGAATATTCAATACAATACTGTTAAGACAGTAAAAACGGAGAAAATTAATGGCTATAGACAAAGGTCTACCCAACGTAGAGCAAACAATAAAATTACCTAGTCCAAAAGAAGTTCAAGTTGAACAGCAACAACAAATTGCTCAACAGATGACCGAACCTGTGGACATTCAAAAGAATGAGGATGGTAGTGTTGATGTTAACTTCGATCCAAATGCTATTAATCCTGGAGATGATAGAGGACACTTTGCGAATTTAGCAGATCTTTTACCTGACGATGTTTTATCTCCTTTGGGACATAAACTTTATCAAGATTATCAAGATTATAAAACTTCCAGAAAAGATTGGGAAAGAGCTTATGTATCAGGATTGGATCTTTTAGGATTTAATTATGATGATCGATCCGAACCTTTTAAAGGTGCATCAGGTGCCACGCATCCTGTTCTTGCAGAAGCCGTTACACAATTTCAATCTTTAGCTTATAAAGAATTATTGCCATCTAATGGTCCCGTAAGAACACAAATTTTAGGAATGCCAACTCCACAAAAAGAATCACAAGCCGGTCGTGTTAAAGATTACATGAATTATCAAATCATGGATCAAATGAAAGAATACGAATCGGAATTTGATCAAATGCTATTTTATTTACCTTTATCCGGATCATCTTTTAAAAAAATTTACTACGATGACATTATGCAAAGAGCGGTTTCTAAGTTTGTTCCTGCAGATGACTTAGTTGTTCCTTACACGGCAACGTCTTTGGATGATTGTGAGTCTGTTATTCATGTTATTCGAATGTCAGAAAATGAATTAAGAAAAAAACAAGTGGGAGGATTTTATAGCGACGTTGAAATAACTCCTACACATTTAATTGAAACGGAACTTCAAGAAAAAGAAAGAAAATTAGAAGGAACAAGACGTGGAAGAGATGATCGTGTTTTTACAATTTTAGAATGCCATGTCAATGTAGATTTAGGAGGTTTTGAAGATCAAGATGCTGAAGGAAATCCAACAGGTATTAAATTACCTTATATTGTTACATTAGAAGAAGGCACAAGAAAAGTTTTATCCGTAAGACGAAATTATGATGTTAAAGATGCCTTGAAAAAAAGAATTGATTATTTTGTTCATTTTAAATTTTTACCGGGCCTTGGTTTTTATGGCTTTGGTCTTATTCATATGATTGGCGGATTGAGCCGTACTGCAACATCAGCTCTACGTCAACTATTAGATGCAGGAACGTTATCGAATTTACCCGCAGGCTTTAAAATGCGTGGAATTAAAATGAGAGACGAAGCACAAGCAATTCAACCTGGAGAATTTAGAGATGTCGACGCACCAGGAGGAAATCTGAAAGATGCTTTTATGATGCTTCCGTTTAAAGAACCTTCTCCAACCTTATTACAACTTATGGGCGTCGTGGTATCTGCAGGACAACGATTCGCATCTATTGCGGACCTGCAAGTAGGTGAGGGTAATCAACAAGCAGCTGTGGGCACGACCGTAGCGCTTTTAGAAAGAGGTTCCAGAACGATGTCGGCTATACATAAAAGATTGTATGCGTCGATGAAAAGAGAATTTAATTTATTAGCACGAGTTTTTAAACTTTATCTACCACCCGTATATCCATACGATGTTGTTGGAGGCCAAAGGCAAATTATGCAAACGGACTTCGATAGCAGAGTAGATATTCTGCCAGTTGCGGATCCGAATATCTTTAGTCAGACTCAACGAATCTCCCTTGCACAAACGGAACTGCAATTGGCGGCCTCAAATCCAAGAATGCATAATCAATATGAAGTGTATCGAAACATGTATGAGGCTTTAGGAGTAAAAGATATTGATTTAATTTTAAAACCAAAACCACAAATGATTCCAAAAGATCCTGCACTTGAACATATTGATGCGTTAGGCGGAATGCCATTTAGAGCATTTCCTGGACAAGACCACAAAGCACACATTACAGCGCATTTAAACTTTATGGCTACGAATTTGGCAAGAAGTGCACCGACTATGAATGCTGCGATTGAAAAAAATTGCTTGGAACACATTTCTTTAATGGCTCAAGAGCAAATTGAATTAGAATTTAGAGAAGAAATACAACAGATGCAGCAAATGCAAATGCAAGCGCAGCAAAATCCGCAAATAATGCAACAAAATCCACAATTGCAACAGCAATTACAATTAACACAACAAAAAATTGAAGCAAGAAAAGCAATTTTGGTTGCTGAAATGATGGAAGAGTTTATGAAGGAAGAAAAAGCAGTGACTTCTCAGTTCGATCATGATCCAATTGCTAAATTAAGAGCTAGAGAGCTTGATATTAGAGCTATGGACAATGAAGCGAAGAGAAAAGAAGCTCAAGAACGACTTAATATTGATAATATGAAGGCTTTAATGAATCAACAAGTTCAAGAAGATAAAATTAAACAAAATGAAGAACTTGCTGAACTTAGAGCAGATACTTCAATTGAAAAACAAGAAATGGCTAATGCTAATAGACTTAAACTAGCTGGTATGAAGCCAAAAACAAATGGAAAGGGTAAATAATGGCTTGGTTTAGTTTAGCAAAAATAGCACTACAAGCGGGAAGTAAGATATATTCTAATCGTCAACGTACGAAAATGGCAATGTCGGATGCACAATTGATGCATGCAGAACGTATGGCTCGAGGTGAGGATCCGGCGGCTATGGAGAAGATAGATATCTTTTTTGAGTACTTTTCAAATCTGCCAAAATGGTTTACAAATTTATGGATACTTGTAGTTGCCAGCGTATTTGGTATAAAGGGTACACAAGTATTTAGAAACGGAGGAGGCAAAAAATGAAGTTTTGGCTAGGAAAAAAAATAGCACAACAAGCGGGTAAAAAATCTGAAGAGGTTGATCTTCAAAAGATTTATGACAAATTTTTTGATAAATCAGGTAAGATGAAGAAAAAAGGTAAAGATATTGTCAAAAAAGGTTTAACAGGCTTGAAATAATGAGTAGCTGGTGGAAAAAAGAAAAACCGGTAGTTATTAAACAAATTGCCCCTACATTAGGTAGAGAATTAACCAAAGAATATTTGAAAAAACTGAAAAATAAAAGATTTAAGAGGAAAAAATAATGGTAAACCCAAGATGGCGACCAACAATCGCAAATTCAAGACAAACAACTAAGAGTAAGCAAAAAAATACTATAAAAGACTTACCCACACCAGAACCTTACGTTGGAAGATTTATCGATGCTGAACTTGATGGTATAAAAGTATCAAATCCAAGTTATAAGAAATATTATAAAGGAATGGTTTAATGCCAGGAAAAGAAATTAAAGGAACAAGTAAAATAGCAAACTATCGTCATGGTGGCAGAGTAAAAGCTGCTGATGGTCTATGGGCCAATATTCATGCTAAAAGAGCTAGAATAAAAGCTGGAAGTGGAGAAAAAATGAGATCTCCAGGATCAGCTGGTGCACCTACTGCTAAAGCTCTTAAAGAAAGTCAAACGTGAGACTTTATTACAGAGAAGGTGGTTCAACCCCTGCTTGGCAAAGAAAAGAAGGTAAATCACCTTCTGGTGGCTTAAATAAAGCTGGAAGAGCCAGTTATAAAAGAGAAACAGGTGGAACATTAAAAGCACCTACAAAATCTAAAACAAGCGGAAGACGTAAGGCATTTTGTGCAAGAATGGGCGGAATGAAAAAGAAATTAACCTCTGCTAAAACAGCAAGAAATCCAGATTCAAGAATCAATAAAGCATTGAGAAAGTGGGATTGCTAGTGGATCCATTAGTTATCGTTGCTAAGCTACAAAAAATTCTCAGAGACAATCTTCAGCGCATTGGAGACACTATGATTAGTGGTGGTGTTGACAATATGGAAAAATACAACTATATGTTGGGACAGGCACGTACGTATCAGTACATGCTTCAGGAAATCTCTAACCTGCTAAAACAGAAGGAGCAAAAAGATGAAAAAGGAAACGTTATCGACCTCGGAAAAGGAAGTCCCAAAGCATAGAAATGCTTTGGAAGAAAAATATCAAAACACCCAAGAAAAAGAACCTTTAAATCCCGAAAATATCAAAGAACAAATTTCTCAACTCCCTGAGCCTAGCGGCTGGAGATTATTAGTATTACCTTTTACACCAAAGGAAAAAACAAAAGGTGGAATTTTAATTGCACAAGAATCTTTAGACAAATTACGTGTTGCCACAAATTGTGGTTATGTTTTAAAGATGGGACCCCTTGCTTATAATGATCGTGAAAAGTTTACGACAGGTCCGTGGTGCAAGAAAGGTGATTGGATAATCTTTGCTCGTTATGCAGGATCAAGATTACCAATAGAAGGCGGAGAAGTCCGTTTGTTAAATGACGATGAGGTTCTGGGCACGATCAAAGATCCAGAATCCGTGCTGCATAACATATAAACATAGGAGGAACTATGCCAGAAGAAGAAGCAAAAAAAGAAAAGACGGTAGATATCGATACATCAGGTCCTGATGTGGATATTACGATACCGGAAGAAAAGGACCCGAAGGACGTAGAAGTCAAAGAAGAAGTTAAAGAAGAAACAAAAGAAGAGGTCCAAGAATCACGAACCACGGAACAAGAACCAGAAGTCAAGGCAGAAGAAAAACCAAAAGAAGAACCAAAGGACGAGAAAAAAGAAGAATTAGAAGAGTATAGTCAAGGTGTTCAAAAACGAATCGCTAAACTAACAAAAAAATGGCGTGAAGCAGAGCGACAAAAAGAAGCCGCTTTAGATTATGCCAAAGGCGTTCAAGCAGAACATTCTGAACTTAAATCTAGATTTTCGACATTAGAGCCTAATTATGTAAAAGCTCTCGAAAATAAAGTTATATCTGGACTCGATGCAGCCAAAGCTAAACTTCATGCTGCTAGAGAAGCAGGCGACATTAATGCTGAAGTTGACGCACAAAAAACAATTGCGCAATTAGGTATTGAGGAAGTTAGATTGAATGCATTGAAGGATAAACAGTCTAAAGAGAAGGAAAAAATAGTTAGAACACCTTCTTTAGAACAGGCTGTGGCTCCTCAAAAACCAGATCCAAAAGCTGAAGCATGGGCTGAAAGTAACGAATGGTTCGGAAAAGATTCGGCTATGACCTATACGGCTTTTGATTATCACAAGAAACTAACCGAACAAGAGGGTTATGACCCTAATTCGGACGAATATTATGCGGAGATAGACAAGAGAATGCGTCTTGACTTTCCACATAAGTTTGGTAATACTAAGTCTCAGGAATCGACTAAACCGACACAAACAGTAGCGTCAGCGACGCGAAGTGTAAAACCTAGTCGCAACACCGTGAGACTCACATCATCTCAGGTAGCAATCGCTAAAAAATTGAATGTGCCACTTGAAGAATATGCGAAACAACTAAAAATCACGAAGGAGGTATAAGCATATGAGTACAGATAAAATAAAAACTTCCCGTGCGAGTCAAACTAGAGAAAAAACATCTCAGAAAAAAGTTTGGTCTCCACCATCATCTTTAGATGCACCCCCTGCACCAGATGGGTACCATCATAGATGGATAAGAGCCGAGTCAATGGGCTTTGATGATACAAAGAACATGGCCGGTAAATTAAGATCAGGATACGAGCT